GAAGACGCCGAAACTTCTACAGACTATGTGGACTCGACTGATGCTTGAACGGACGGTGGGTGACCATGTTCTGCCAGTAGGCTCGATTGTCTTTGCGACAAGCAACAATGCATCGGACGGTGTAGGCGACAGTATGCTGGCACACGCAGGCAATCGTGTGACCATCTATAACTTGCGTAAGTCTAACGCATCCGAGTGGAACATCTGGGCGACAGACAATGACATCGCTCCCGAGATTCGTGCTTGCGTAGCTATGAACCCGCGCATGATGGCGAGTTACTTGGACGGTGGGCAGGAGGAAAACGCGCTGATATTCAACCCATCGCGTAAGGAACTCTCGTTCGTTACAGGTAGGTCGCTCGCCAAGTGCGACCCCATCGTGCGTAACAGACAGGTGCTAGGTGATGTACTGACCAAGGCATCGCTAGCGGGGACTATCGGTGCAGCCGCAGCCGAGTTGATGAGTGCGTTCTTGTCGTTAGCTAGCGAGTTGGTATCGGTCAAGGATGTTATCGCTGACCCTGACAATGTCAGGATGCCTGAGAAACCCGCCGCGCTGTTCATGATGATGTTCAATGCAATCGACACCATCGAGACGCAGGATGAGTTGGCGTCGTTCATGAAGTTCTTGAACCGCATCAAGTCTAGCGAGATTCAATCGGTGTTCTTCACCATGGCGATGCAGTCTAAGCGCGTTGGCAAGTTGGCGGTGAGGAACGAGCAGATTAAGGATTGGGCGAAGAATAACTATGAGTTGCTTATCTAATCATCATCTAGGAGGTATGTCATGAACGCAGTAGTACAGACTATGGACGCTGAGTTGAAGTTGAAGAAGGCGCACATCCGATTGATGCGTCACCCTGAGACTTGTCTTTACTCAGGCATCATCCTGCTAGGCGATACGCAGGTGGTAGACGAGGACGACGAGGTACCGACGGCGTGTACCGATGGTATCAATACATATTACGGTCGAGGGTTCTTGAACGGGCTGACTGTCGAGGAGACGGCGGGGCTTGCACTGCATGAGAACCTGCACAAGTTGCTCAAGCATATCGGGCGGCATAAGGACTTGAACGAGAAAGACCCGATGCTCGCGAATGTGGCGATGGACTTTGTAGTCAACGACATCATCATGAATCTCAAGGACAAGACGCTGTGTGCCTTGCCGCAAGGTGGCTTGTATGACCCGATGTTCCACGACTGGTCGGTGCGTCAAGTGTTCGACTATCTGTGGAAGGAGCGTGAGAAGCAGGTGAAAGATCTGAAAGGTAATCAGAGCAACGGTAATAAACCCAACGGACTACAAAAGCGTGGTGAACCGCTAGATAAGCATGACTACAAGGGCAAGCAAGGGAAAGACGGCAAGGGTGGGAGTGAGTTGACGCCCGAGCAGCAGCGCGAGTTGGAGCGCAAGATTAACGAGAGCTTGCAGCAGGGTGGCATCCTTGCGGGGAAGTTTGGCGTGGACATCCCTCGCACTATCAAGCAGGAGATGGAGCCGGAGATTGCGTGGGAGGATGTGCTCGATGACTTCTGGACAGGGATTATGCGGGGCATGGACGAGTTCACTTACTCTCGTCTAAACCGACGCCGTCTGGCAGATGACTTGTACTTGCCATCGTCTTACTCCGAGACGATAGGTCAGATGGTGTTTGCAATCGACACATCAGGCAGCATCGACAACGCAGAGATTAGCCGTGTTGCAGCACGCATCAGCAGTCTGTGTGAGGTGTACCCGCCTGAGTCAATCATCGTACTGTGGTGGGACACGAAGGTTCATGCCGAGCAGCGGTTCGAGAGTACTGATTACAACAACATCGCAAAGTTGTTGAAGCCGGTCGGCGGAGGCGGCACGCGAGTCAGTTGTGTGAGTGAGTACATGAACAAGCAAAACATCAACCCTGACGGTGTGATTGTCTTCACCGATGGGCATGTCGAAGATACTATCAAGTGGGAAGTGCCGTGTCCGACGCTGTGGTTGGTCACGAGCAGCGAGTCTTTCAAGCCCCCTCATGGGCGCAAAGTGATGGTCAAACAATAACTAGGAGGTATATGTCATGGCTAAGAAAATTAAAGAGCAAGTAGATTTGAGCGATATCTTTTACGACGGTGTGCATGATGACGCATCGAAGGCGAAAGCAATGCGTTCTCAGTTGTGGCCTCTGGCTGTAGCGGTGTATGCATACTTCAAACCACTACGGCTTGGCCCCATCTGTAATTCGGATGCTGATGGGGAGTTGTTTCATTTCCTGACAGAGTCAGGACTGCCCGTGGTGTGTCTGAATCTAGCTAGTAATGGCAATGTAAGAGTCATGACCTCTGACCGAAATTTTCAAGGGTACGAGGTTGATAGAGTAACACCCTACTCAACCGTACTTTCAACCAACAACATCCGCTATGCCGTAGCCAAGTTAAAGCCTAACGCATGCCATGATTCTAAAAGGTCAATTACTGACACCATTCAAGACGCGAAAGTAGGTATATCCGAGTTCATGTTTAGGGCGTTGGATATTGTGGTGGATAGCTTGGCTGCCGAAAGCATGAACAAGCCTAGAGTAGATACGCACCGTCATTTAACTGCTGCACTTATGGGTATGGTCATAGATGGTAAGGACAAAGACAGTCTTAACACTAGTCAATGGCATGAATTAACAACTGCTTACGCCAAGTACAAGGTAGAGAACGACAAGTTTGAAGCCGCAGTTACTCGTGCTGCAGACATGTTCAACGGTGACAAGTGGGTGGCTTTCAATCATATATTGGGCGGTATCGTCGTCGGCGCTGTGTCAAGTAAGCCCTTGCTTGCGGCGTACAACGCTTACAAAGCAACGGGGAGCTACCCTAATGTTGCAGATCACAACTACATTGAGCTGGTTGTACCGTTCAAATGGTACAAGAACGTTGAATCTATGCCGCAAGATATTCGTTCGGAGTTTGAGGTGTCCGCTGTAATGTTGAGAGCACATACAAACTCTAAAGGCATACTGCCCAATATTGCAGAGTCAAACATAGAGGTGTGGGAGCCTGTTGAAGCGTTCGGTGTGTCCCCGTATTTACCCAATAGTGCTGACTGCATCGTATTCAACAAGTAAGGAGGACAACACATGTCTGACAAAGCAGAACCAATCAACCTAGTCGAAGACCGGATAAGGTTTTTGTGCGAGTACAAAGACGGACAATACAGCTTGCATATGGGTAATGGTATGTACAGGCATTTTGATGACTCAACTTTGCCGGGCGAACTAAAGACTTTAATCGGACTGATAAATGGTTTTGATTGGGACGCGCTTCACAAAACATACTCGCGCACCCTTACCGATATTGCAGCGTCTGACATCACATGGAGTAGTCGTTCGTATTACCCAGAAGTGTGTAGCGAAATTGGGTGGCGTATAGCCGACTGTTACGCGCTAACTGTTCCATACAAGTACTTCATGGAGTTGAAGGGCGAGGAGTCCTGACACTGTCAGGAGACAAAGTTCTAATCCATGTGGTAAGTTCTGTAGGAGTTTGTCCTATGGAGATTACCAAGATGACACCCGAAGGAAGAGTCAAAGCAAAGGTAAAGAAAGTTCTAAACGATATCGGCGCGTACTACGCCATGCCTATGGGCACTGGTTTCGGGAACAGCGGCGTGCCGGACTTTTTGGTCTGTTTACGAGGGAGGTTTTATGCGATAGAGTGCAAGGCATCCGGTAATAAGCCTACCGCGTTACAAGAAAAGCATCTTGCGGATATTCGTGGCGCAGGAGGCGTGAGTCTAATCATCCACGAAGCAAACGTAGAGAACCTACGCACGGAGTTACAAAATGTTTATACACACAAAGATTCGCCGTTTTTTGAAGAAGGGTAAGAACGTAGATTACATCGCCAAGACTCTTGGCGTCGATAGGAAATACGTGCATACGATTCGGCGTGAAGAAGAGGCGAAGTTTGGGAAGCCCAAAATAACGCGCAAAGAATTGCTGAACGAAATTAATCCGGGACTAAACGCCCTGTTCGGTCTAGAGTACAAAAAGCCCGACCTTGTGAATCATCCACCGCACTACAAAGCAGGTGGCATCGAAGTCATCGCCTTCATTGAAGCCAAAGATTTAAACTTCCGTCTTGGCAACGCAGTCAAGTACATCAGCCGTGCCGGTAAGAAGAAGGACTCCGATCCCGTGCAGGACTTGGAGAAAGCCGTGTGGTACTTGAAGCGCGAGATCGACGCGAGGAAGGGAGCATGATCCGTGCATTAATTAACTGGTGGAAGCATCGTGAGCACGAGGCTCACTACGCGTGGAGCAGGGTGCCGCCACCCAACTGGGCATGTTCTCGCCGACGATCAGGAGGAGAATACTGGTGAACGATAAAACTATGGAGTTTTCAAAGGACCGGCTCAACAAACAGATACGGGAACTTGTGCGAGAGAATGGACACCTTAAAGATTCACTCTTCCGCAAAGACCTTGAACTGAACGCAGTGCGCCGTGAGCTAGCAGATGCAGATAAGACGCATACTTTTTTGAGCGTTACGTTAGGCATCAGTCTGTTGGCGTTCCTCGTCTTTTCATTGTACGCAATTAGATTAGTAGGGGAGTAGCCATGCCTTTGCACTATCAAGCCGATATGTTTGACGACGAGTGGGACAAACTGGCACACACTTCAGATGAGTACCGCCGGGAGATACGGCAACTGCGTGAGAGTTGCTACAAGTACGCCAAGGAGTTAGATGCGCTGCGTGTTGTAATCAACAATCTACGCACTGACTTAGAAACCTTGAGCAGCGAAATGGAACGGATGGATAGGCAATCATGAGCGACACAATCACCCTGCCCCGCGCTGTGATCGAGAATATGCGCGGTGAGCTGTACATTCTTGTATGCTTTTCCGACAGCGATTGCGGTGAGTTGGATTGTGATGAATGCGAACCGCTACGCCCTATCTGGTCTGCGATTGCTGTGCTCGACGCCGCGCTGAAGGAGGACAAGACATGACACGCGAGGACATCATCCTATTGGTGCAAGAGGCGGTCATTGGGGTCCCTAACGAAAACCCGTTCGATTTTAGACTTCTTCAAATCGAAACAATCGAGCGTTTTGCAGCCCTTGTTGCCGCTGCCGAGCGGGAGGCTTGTGCGAAGGTGTGTGACGGATACAAGGAGTACGGCGACCCGATCACAAATTGGGCAGTAGACTGCGCCGCTGCCATCCGTGCGAGGGGGACGAAGTGACCGAAGAACCGCTTGACCCGAACACGCTGTACGCTGACGGGTTTGAAAAAGCCTTGATTGGTCTTGGGTGGCAACACACCAAACTGCTAGCCGTTTACGACTACAAAAAGTGCGTAGAGATACTCATCCATGATCAAGAGATGACGCACGAAGAGGCTATCGAGTGGATGGAGTACAACGTGGTCGGCTCGTATGTCGGTGAGTACACGCCGATCTTTGTAATAGGGGAAGACAGTGGGTACTGAAGAAGACATCCTTGACCTGATCCGGGAGTTGCCGGGTGAGGTCAATAACTCCGGGACCACGACCGAGTTCAAGTTCTTGACTGTAGGCAGTGTGCTCTGGGCATGCCACGACGAGATCAAGCGGCTACGTGCAGAGAACCAGAGGTTGAAGAGTGAAGCTAAAACGCGAAAGAAGGTGTAGCGAGTGTTGGCATTTGTTTGCTAGTCCCGAATCTATAAGAATCCATCGCCTGATAGGTGGGCGGTGCCGCACTGAAGATGAGTTGAAGGCCGCAGGGTACTCATGGACTCCTAGAGGGTGGCTACAAGGTGCGGGTAAACCCAAGTTAGATGAGGTGGTGGCAAAATGATTTACTCAGGTGCGGGGCCGCTACCCCGACATACATATTGCTACGTAGAACCAAACGTTTTTGGCAACGATGATTGGGAGCGTGTTGCGTGG